GGGAGTGTTACCGCTAACAGAAGAAACTCCCACCGTGTCTCCTCCAGTAGTAACAACTTGCATAGCATCCGATGAGTTCATTTCGTAGTTTGTAGGCAACGTAAGAGTAGTTCCTGTTTGTCCTGTAAGTTTGTGACGACGATCTAAGGTAGTTACATATTCAGCCCCAGTATCAACAAGTCCTGTCTGCAAATCCATGCGTTCTAGGTATGTTTTAGAATCTCTTACTACTACCAAGAAAAGAGCAGAACCTACGAATTGTAAGTTTAAAATAGTAGCTCCAGTAAAAGTAAACTTACTCCAAGCTGCTTGAACTCTCTCACGTCCATTGTTGAAGTATTTGTATATGTAAAGCTCATTAGCTGTGCCAGCAAGAACTGCAAGAACATCTTCGTGAGTAGACGCTGACATTTGCTTTATAGTCCCACTTATATACTTAGGAACTTGAGCTGTAGATTCTAGTGCGTCAAATTGTATGTCTGTTTCGTTTGTTTTAAAGAACTCTCGTACTCCTGAGAAAGAACCACGAGTAAATGGGAAGAACAAAGAAGACCCACTTGCTACTGGCCTCATAGATGTTTGCACGTCAAAGTTAGTTACTTGAGTAATTGAAGCAGTAAGAGGACTTAGTATTGCTTCTCCTTGCAGAGCAAACTGTGTTCTGTCTGAGAATAGAATAAGTCGATCACTAAAAGGTACTGCTGATTTTAGCTCATTAATCTCAGTACCGCCTACTCCAACGTCTACAACAGCTGTATCAAGTAACTGAGTAACAGTAGTTCTAAAGAAGTTAAAATAAAATGCAGTCTCACTTAGAATAGCATTTTCTCCTGAAAGAAGTACTAGACGATTTTTAAAGAAACTAATGTCGTTTATTTTTTTGTCTACAAAAGATGGATTAGGATTCGTTAGCAAAGCCCCAGTTTCTCTTGGGTTAAATCCAAAGTTTGTATAGTCAGCCCCAGCAGGAACATTAGATCCCGGTGTTGTTCGGTCTGCCCGTTTAACCATAAAAGTACCATCAGATTGTCTTATTAGTATGTGAGGTAAAGTGTCGTAATTCCAAGTAAATTTCTCTCCTCCACCTATAGTTTCTACCCATAGGCCCTCACCAAAGTCAGCTCCTCCGTTTGTTTCAAAGATAACATGGTAGTCATCTACGTCGGACTCAGGATCGCCTTTTACTAAAATTTTCATTCCATTTTTTGCTATAGAAGGTAGATCACTAAAATTTTGTACGCTGTCTTTAATAACTCTGTGAGCTGATTGTCCTAGTGAATCTTCTACAGTTAAAGTAAAGTCAGTAGAAGAGTGAGAAACAAACACAACACTTCCTTGAGACGTTGAGGTGTAATCAGTTACTCCGTTAATGTCTCCTGCTAAGTTAGCTGCAATAGCTTCAGTAGATGGAGGATCTGGAGGGTACGCATACGTTTCGCTACTTATGTCGGGGTCAATGTCTGTTGCAGCAGGATCGTGGTCAAATTCTCCTATTTGTACTTCTGCACCTCCGTCAAGAAAAGACTGCACTTTGAAGTGAATGCCTTGCCCAGAAGCCTTGATCCAAATAAGAGCTTCGTTAGGTTGTGCAGTAAGTCCTCTAGAAAAAGTAGACAAAGTATCTGCGAGTTGGCAAGTAACTGAAGTGTTTACTAAGAAAGTAACATCAGCAATAGACACAGCTTTAAAGTTAGAAGAAGGAGAACTGTCTGTTAAATAAGTACTAGATCCTAAGTCAGTATGCACAATTTTTTGAGTGCCATCTAAATCGTGTACTAAAACAGTATTTCCTGATCCTGTAAGAGTTACTAAGAATTCTTCATCTACATCTCGTGTTACTACATGAGTAAAAGCGTCAGTAGCGTTTACCGATGAAGTACTATTTTTAAGTTGATTTACATAGTTTGTAGGAGGTCTTTTAGTTAGCCCGCCAACAACTAAAGGCATTGCATTTTCTTGTGCTTCGCATTGGTTAGGTAGACGTTGTGTTGCAGGTTGTTGAGATACCCCGCCAACTAAGTTAGGAACGCTCGTAGTAATAAGAGCCATTATCCAAGACTCCTAGAAGTGTTTAGTCTGCCTATGATTCTATAAACATCGTGGTTGTCAAAGATTGTTCTGTCTCCAGTTTCTCCTTCAAACTCTTTTAGCAAAGCTAAAGCACGAGTTTCATCTTCACGAGAAAACATATGATGTTTCTGAGATCCCACCATACGATCTTGGAATACACGAGCAGCTTTTATAGTCGCATATCGACGTGCTGGCTCAGGAAGCTCTGTAAAATCTAGTAAGTAAATAACAGTAGCTACAACTTCCGTTTCAAAATCATAAGTGTTATTAGTACGATCAAATAGTTTATCTCCACGCTGAGTAATGTCTCTAGTATCTGTAACTGTTGAATTTTTAGTTACATCTTGAGTTACTATTCCGTGGTCTACTAAGTCAATTCTTACTATGTTTTCTGCTAATACTATTTGTTTACTTGCATCAGGCTGAAAAGCTACATTGTATTGCGTATTAAAATGCCAGCCCATTGTTTGTATTTCTCTAGTAATTTCTGTTAATACATTTTGAGCAATCGCTGCATCAGCATTTTTAGGATCACTAAGAGAAGTAATAGGAGGTTCACCAACCGCCGAAAGAATTGTGTTTACTGCATCGAGTTCTGTTGTTCTAGCTCCAGCCATTAGACGCTCCCTTCTTAATTTTAAAAAAGGAGACGACCCCTTATTCAGAGGCCGCCTCCGGGGACATGGAGACTCATGTCAATTATACAATACTTAAGTATATATTAAGTCTTGTTAGAGAATTCATAGCAACATTCTTCACGAAGAACACCGTGACCCATAGCATATTTTGCTAAGAGTAGAGTTCCTAATCGTTCCATAATGTACTCTGATTCCATTGCTAAGTCCATTAACTTAACAGTACCAACACCTTCAGACTGGAACCCAACACCAATAGTGTTAGAGAAATCAGCTTGTAGGTAGCCAGTATTAGAACCGAATTGTGGGTTTTGAATAAGATCAGAAGCTCCCACAATGTCAGCACTTGAATTGTCTGCTGTTGGAATGTGGTTGCTCTTTAGAATTCTAACGCCAGCAACTTCCATAATTGTACCACTAGCAGTAGAACCATTTCCTTCGTTTCCAAAGTCTCGGTTTATTGCATCTGTGTTTTCCTTGATGAGCTTATAGTACTCAGCAGGAGGAAGAATAGCGTAACGACCTTGAGCTGGGACATTTCTTTGATCCATAAGCTCGGCCATTTTAAAGATTCCTTTAACCCAGTCAGAACCTTCAACAGTTCCGTCGTTGTCGCCAATGCCACCAATTTCATTTGATGTAGCTTCGTCGCTAGTGCTACCATCGCAAAGAATAGTACCTCCTAGAAACTTATTAGCAAGCATGGCCGTTTTACTAGATTCAGTATTACCAAATCGGTCAGTAAGTTCTCTTGCACCGCCGATGATTGTACCTATTAGGTTTTCATCAGTTGTGTAAGCTAACTCTCGTCCAATTTCTGTACTGTATACTGATCTAACGTCGAAGTGGTTCATAGCTTCATCTATATCAGCAAGGAATGCTGAAGAAGTAAGAACTGCGTCAATAGTAATTATACGTTCGCTGTGAGTCATTGTGCTTAAGTAATTAGCTTGACCCGCAGCATCACTAGCAGGTTCGTCAACTAAAACAGACTCGCCGGGTGTGTGATATTTAGCGGCAGCAACACCAGTTACTGGGAACTGTGCTGATTTACCACTTGTGATTGTTCGTGTACGAACCAAAGGTAGGACTTGATTTTGCTCCTCGAAAACTGTAAGAACTTCCCCTGAGAAAACTTTCAGGAAAAGGGCAGTTTTATCAGCACCACCTTGGTTAGCACCGAAACGTGATACGTCTGGTACACCGTATGACATAATAAAATTCCTTTGTAAATTAAATTGTCGTAGTACGACAAAAACTAAAATAAATGTGGTGTTTCTGTTTATTTCTCAAGTCAGTTATCCATCGCAATGGGCTGAAAATCTTCTTCAACTTCGACATCCATCGAACCTGCATACCATCCTTCTGGTATGAGGACTTTACTAGCCGACAATTCCCAAGAACTGCCGTTCCAATAATAAACTTTTCCCTTAGTGTTAGGGCCTATTCTTATAAGCCCTTCACTTTCTGGGACGAATACTACTTTTGAACTTCCGCACCCTGTTACTCCAAGCATTACGAATACGCTTAGGAGGAGGAGGGGCATCTTTTCCAATAGTAGGTTCATTTGTTTTCTCCAAAATAGTAGGAAGTAGAGCCTTAAAAATAGACCCTAGTAAACTTGCTAAAAAAGACATTACGCTTCCTCTTCACAAGACTCCCACATGGCTTCTTCTTCTGCTTGCTTTTTCTTCACAGCAGTTCTTGAAGCACCATAGCCAAGTGCTGCTAAAGCTGACATAGCCATTCCTAGCATTTGGCCGACAGAAGACTCCATAGGGAAGGCACCTGACGCACATAATGCACCGATTAACATGGCCGCACTTGACAACCAAAACTCTGTAGATTTGTATCCGGGTTTCATTTTTTCACCTCATAAAATGTTGGAACTGGAAAGACGAGACTCTACATCTCTACGGTATGCAGGGTCTTTACGATAACGTGGATCCTTCATAGCCTCAGTAAGTTCTGCTAAAGAACGGAATGCTCCAGAGGCTCCTTTAGAACCTGTGTCTCCTTGAATGAGAGGACGAGCCATTCCAGCAGATTCTTTCCATCGGCTAGATAAATTTTTAACAGCAAACAACATTTCTTCATTTGTTCCTTGCATAACGACATTATTAAATACATCTTGCTCTTGCTCAGTAAGTTCTGTAGAAGCCCATTCAATCATGGCATCGTAGTTCTCTTCTCCTCCTACAGTTCCGTATACAGAGTTCATGTGGACATTTAAAGAAGCCTGTTGCCCTTCAATATACTGGTCAATAAATTCACGAGGAATGTTGATTTGATTCGCAATCCTCTCCCTCGACTCTTCTGAAATCGTCCCAGTCTCCGAAAGCTCCGTCGTATACTCTTCATATCCCCCATTGAAAAAATTGGCATAGGATTCGGGAGTACTCTCTGGTTGTTCTTCAGTTTTCTCTTGGTCTTTTTTGGAATA